GTACCAAGCTCATCTACTAGAATGTCTGCAATCTGGTTGTTTACAATATTGTAAGCTATCTGAAACGGCTTCATTAGATCTACAAGTGAAGTAGATCTTGTGTTACGGTCTGAGAATACAGAACCTTCTACAGGAAGTTTACATCCGTACAAGCTGTCATCACCTTTAAACTGGAACTTAATAGGTCCCATTTGGTTCTGGTTAATACCTAAATAAATAGGATTAATACCACCAGGGTTATTAGTACCCCAATATGTTGGGTGGTTAGGTCCAATCTTTACTCCTCCCCATACCTCGTTAATCCAGATCCAGTCTATGTGTTCTCCGAATAACAAGTTATCTTTAGTCTTATTCTTAATAAGATCTGTATTATAAAGAGGTTTATCTGTAATCTTATATGATTCATCTACGATGTCTGTAGTAACAGATCCTAGATCGTCAATCTTAGTTAAATGTCCTAACTTACGTTGTGACTTCCAGTAAGTTGTAGTTACACGAAGTAAGTTGGTCATACCCATATCAAACCAGTCCTCACTATCTGATAGGATCCAGTTAACAATATCTCCTCCACGTAGAGTGTTATCCCACATAGAAGTATACTGACGGTAACCTAAAGACGGCATGTTGGTATTCCAGTCATGAGACTTGGTACCATCGTAGTAGCTACCATCATTTTGATAACCCTGGATAGGATAACCAGCAGAACGTACGGGATAGATTTGCTCTAGGGTATTCATTTGATCCTCGGTCATTAACCATCCGTAACGGTCTATAACGTCGGCCACAGTCATCATGTCGTACTTACCTACCCACTGACCTTGAGAAATATAACGTGCATCCGGTGATTTATGGTAGAATGTAAGAACCGGGTTCCATAATTCTACATCATAGTCATCCTCTAACATACGGAAGTGCCAGAACTCACGGTCTGTAATTAACATATCACGGAATCCGCGCTCCTCTAGCTCATCCATTTTAAATCTCTCCATATCCACAGAGTGCTGGTGAGAAGCCCATTGTTCAACTAGAGACTTGTAGGACTTTGTAAAGAAGTCTTGAATCTCGGGTAAAGACTTAACATTTTCTGGGGAAAGTGCTTGCTGGTATTCCTCTGAATCTGTATCTACCCCATCTTCAGCAAGTTTCATCATAAGCTGTTCTTCAGCACCTTTAATCAACGACTGCTCTATCTGAGAACGCTTCATCTCCATCATCTCGTTGTATGATGTATCATCTACTGATCTGTAAGTAACAGCACTATTTCTTTTAGCAAACTCTGCTACAAGTGTATTAATTACATTTGGGATAATAGGGTAGAACTTAAGTTCTAATGCTGCACTATCTTCTCTTGTAAGTGTCTCAATAAGATCTGCATATTCGTTATCCTCTTCTATGATGTAGTCACCCTTATCTATAATACCTTTTGCAAGTTTATAGTTCTTCATTAATCTACGCGCGTTTCTACGCACATGCTGTAGACCTTTCCATTCTAACCAGTCAAGATTCCAGGCTGCCCAGTCTACATCTTTCTCTTTACGAGGGATAAACTGAATAGGCTGGTTAAGAGTACCCATTTTGTTGTACTCTACCTTGGCACCAGCCTTCATCTGCATCGCATTATATATCTGCATACTATCTTATATTTCTAAATGGAGTTTTAGGTATTTTCATACCGCCAAATTTATGGCCCCCACCTCCCATGTGACGGAAAGGGCTCATATTTAATTTACTGAATTTATTAGAGTTATCCAAGTTTTTTGCTATTCCTGTTTCCTCATAACGCTTTTTATAACCTCTATTTGCTTGCTGTACTTTAGCAAAAGCTACTAAAGCGGCAAATGATACAAGTCTATCGACGTTGACACCGTCTCTATATTCTCGCATCTCTTTCATTAACATAATATCAGGTACGCGTTCTATACCAAATACTGTTTTAACTACTTTACCATCCTCAGTTAGTTCTTCGTGTAATTCTTCTTTTAAGAATTCGATGGCGTAACTGAGCATATGACTCTTGAATAGTGTACCAGTATTACGCCAACCGTATTCCTGAAATACATTAGCATTAGCTCCTATATCTTTTAAGAATAAGATCTGAGATCTAGGAACTAAATACTTTTGCTTCTTCTTTTGAATCATGTAGTTAATAAACTGGCTAATGTTATTTTCTACAATAGTCCAGGCATTATACCACTCTATAATAAGTTCTAATCTCTCGTGAGTTTTATTAATATCATCGAAACGGCCGCACCATGCTGCTACAATCTTATCTTGTTCTATGTAAGTCTGTACCGTTTCCCCATCATTCTTAGTTACCTCCACTGGAGTTTTATATACATAGATAGAGCATAAAGATTCCGACGTAGTCGTCTTACCTTCTGACACGGGGTCAATACTTGCATAGTACATTCCGAACTCCGGATCTTTAACCGGTCTTTCCCACACTACTAAGGTACCTGTTTTATCTTCCGTATCTTTTGTAATAGGAAACTCTCTAATAGGTAACTTGTTTGTATCCTTTACTGCTGGTAATCCATTATCACCTTTATAAATATCTAAATATTCATAAGCATACATCTTATCATCTATTCTTCGCTCTTGTGCTGTAATTAGATGCTGTGGAAAAATAGAAACCGTTCTAAATGCAAATGCTTCTTTAATATTTCTAGGATGCTGAGAAATACGTAACTGATATTCCTGGGGATCTAAGTCTTTTTTCCACTTAGCGAATTGCTCATCTAAAGCTTCTAATGCTTCTTCTACTTTAGAGTTACCATACTCGTCTATGTAAGGGGGCATTGACCACTGCTCAGGAATAAATAAACCGGTTCTTCCTATAATCCCCGTTTCATCCAGTAGGTTAGACTCTACTGAATATATATCATTCGCGTCTGGGCGCGTAATCATTTTCTTTAGAGGTTCACACTGAGACAAATCCCCCACAGATCCTGCAGCAATAAACATTCCTGTAGTCATGAATCCTGATTTCATAGCAGGGCGGATATACTCAAACGTTGTATCCATCTTAGGAGCAATACCTGCTTCCTCGTGGAAGAAGTACTTACATGGTCCCCCTACCCCGTTAGTAGGATCCTTCTCAAATGACATACCTTGCATTACTCCTTTAAGACCTATCTCAGACTTACGTTTGCTCATAGGATCCACACTCTCAATCTTCTGCTGCCACATCATAACCTTGTTAGGGTTCATTGGCCGGTACCATGCAGTATGCTTATTTAAGAAAGCCTCATATTCATTTAAGAATTTCCAGGTTCCTTTCTCGTTGATATAGTCTTTAAGACTAGCTCCCATTTTAAGGGTAATACCTTCCTCAAACCAGATCTGATTAATTAACTTACCAGCATGGTAGTATGAAGATGCGATCTGACGTTTCTTTAAGATAGCAGCATGTCTATAGTTTAACTCTGCTAAACATTCGTATAGAGCTAAGTGATACTGAGCATCTCTGACATCAGCAAATCCAAACCTTTGTGTCTCCTTATTGAAGATGGGTAGGAAGTTTAGCCACATGTAGTAGTCTCTAGGGATATACCAAGTATTGGTACCATTTTTAAATATTATACCTACGCGACATTTATTTTTCTGGTCGTTCCAGTAATATATAAAGTCTTTAGTTCCTTGTGGAGCCTGGCAATAAAAACCGATATTATTGAATATTCTAGCCTGCTGATTAAACATTAAGCTTGTTTCGTCAAACTCATATTTACCGGGCTCTTTAAAAATACTAAGTACAAAGTCATTGAACTCATCTCTTGTATCAAAAGATGTAGTTCCCCACTCTCCATTTTCCCATGTAGGAATTTCTATATCAGTTTGTTGTAGCATTAATATTCATTTAAAAGTCTTAGGACTTCATTAAGAGCTTCGTGTCTATGGTTGTCCTTAAGTACTACTTTATTTACCCATTTAGATTTCTCTAATTTAGGAACCTCATGAATAGCTGAGTCATTCTTAAACTTTAAATCTATTTGGTGATTATCCCCTGTAAATATCATTAATGATCCTTTACCCAATCTACCTAAGCACATTTGTAACTGAGGTTTAGTTAAGTTTTGACATTCATCGATAATACATACAGCATTCTCAAAAGTTCTTCCTCTAAAGTGTGTAAGAGATACCAGCTCTAAAGCTTCTGAATCTTCTAACTTAGCTATGATATCAGGCTTATCGTAAACCTTTTTAATATTAGACTTGATAGGTACTAACCAAGGTTCCATCTTTTCTTTTTCAGATCCTGGTAAAAAGCCATTATCCTCTGTAGATATTGTAGGTCTTGTTATAATTATCTTGTTGACCTCACGTTTAAAGTATAGGTCTAAGGCTATCTGAACAGCTAATAACGTTTTACCACTACCAGCTTGACCAATAATAAAGTTATAAGGCTTTGCTAAGATTAATTCTTTAGCTCTCTTCTGTTCCTCAGATAAAGTTATTGCAAACTTTATATCTCCCTTTGGGGGATTCTTCTTAATGTTTTCAGTAGCCATTGTATATTAGTTAAGATTACGTTTGATCATATGCAAGTCCTGCACCCCCGCGCGCGCGTCCCGCTTGTTCTTCCTGAAGATCTTTATACGCCCCTTTATAGGCCTCACGAATCTGCTGAAATTTTGCAGCTGTATTTGTAAGTGCTGTAAGGTTACCATCTCTCCCATCTGTGATACTAGCTGTAGCCATGTAATTAGCTAAGCGATCAAGCATTTGTTTAATACCGTTATATGCTCTCATGGTCGGGGTCTCGTATAATTTTTTGCAAAGCTTTAAAGCACCTGGAATGTGATCATCCTCAGCTGTAAAATCTGCATTTATTTCCGCTAATATAATCTCTTCTTTGTCATCTTCAGCAAGATTAAAGAAAGGATTTACATCAGGATTAGGACAAGTCATATAAAACAAATACTGGTAAATCTTAAGGTGATCCTCTGGATATGTATCCATAATCTTCTTAAGGGTCTCTAGGGTGTAGCAGTGTTCTGTTGGGACAACTACACCGTTCTGTATATCAAATAGTTTAACAATCATTTTCTATCTAAGCTTATATTTTTACAAAATCTAATTTCTTTGTTATTAAGAGTCCAGATCTCACCATCGTCCATTGCACATGTAAACAGTATGTCGTGTTCTTGAGAGTAATCTATAACTAAAAACGCATACCCCTCCATACCATCTAGTACCCTTTTTATAGGCAGCATAGGATTTAGTTGTAGCATCATATGTCTTTCAGCTTATTAACAATATTAATGACTTCTGTTTTTAGATAAGGTACGTCATATTGCACAATTTCCTGTACAACAGGTTCTCCGGATATATCGTAAAGCACTACTCTATTATCATAAGCATCCTTGCCAGCTTCCTTAAAGATAATATGTTCTATAACCATCTTACCCGGCTTAAGCTTAGGGTTATGTTTAAGGATCATATACATGTAGAAGCTTAACTGTAATGCATAATGGTTAAGGTTACAATCGTCCAGGTGAGTAAGTGGATCAAGCATTCTATCAGTGATTCCTTCCCAGTTAGTATAACCCGCAGTCTTAATTTCTTTATTAGTCTTGTAATCATAAATATTTACTGTGTCTTTTATTACTTCTACTCTATCTGCTTGGCCGCATAACCCAGCACTCTTAAGATACACCATATGTTCAGGATATATACCTTCCTGAAGCTTTTGGTTAGGAGCTTTTTTAATTCCGTCAGATTCAATAGGTTTAAAAATAGGTATTGTAATACCTTCTTGCTCTATAGTGTCGCAAGAAGTATATGCTAGTTCTCTTTGGTTATGATACCACGTACCTAGATTTACGGCTTTCTGTGATTCATTCTTCCAAGCTTCCTTTACATCCTCTTCGGTCATACCATACCATTTGCTCTTCTTGTTCTTAACAGACTTAGCAGCAATAGTATCTGCATCAAATGGTTTCTTGTACTTAGATATAATACCAGTTACGCTAGTCCAAGTAATGTTTTCATTTGGATCTATACTTATGTAAGTATGAGTCTCGGGTTTAAATACTATCGCCATAATCTCCTAGTTTAGCGTTTAGATCATCTTCTTCCTCTTCTGTCATTACAGCAAACCATCTTCCCTGTGGGCATGCTGAGGACATACTACGAGTTTTAAATTTAAGGGAGCAGCCACACTTACTGCAACAAGGCTGTGTACCCGGCATCTCACAGGCATCTCCTACCAAGTCTATAAGAGGACAAGTGCTGCATATATCATTTCTATAGCTAGCTATCTTCTCAATCTTCTTACGAGTAAAGTAATAGTTAAAAACTCCTTCTAGAATTAGCCATTTACTCTTCCAGATATTCTTAATCTTTTTTAGCATCGTTCTTCTTTTTTTGTTTAAAGTCTTTTTTAGCCTGCACGTTTATATCCATCTTCTCAGTAAGTGCCTTAAATCTCTTAAGTTTTTTCTGAGTCTCTATGTAAAAGTTAAACCTGCTAATATTAGCCGGGTTTAAAAACTTTAGGTATTCTTCGTTCTTCTGAATCTGCTTGTTTAAACTTGTTCTTTTAACGTAAAATAAACCTAGGTTTTCTACATCAAGTAATGGCTCTTCACCAGCCTCCATATATTTTCTTATGGCTGCCCAGTAGAAGGATACAATATCATCTACCTGAGACTGTGATAAGTTCAGTTCCTCTGATACCTCTTTAATCAGCTGGTTAGGCTTTTTGGGATTCAACATGGACAAACTTATAGTCTAATAATATATTACCGCTAATCTGTACTCTTAGATCATCGCTTATAGAAATCTTCTTTTTACTCTTTCCTTTCTTTACGATTAAGCTTTTCTTCTCAGCTTTAGTAATTGCATTTCTAACCGATTGGCTGCTACCAAAGATTTTATTCTTGGTAGCAGCATCACAAAACTCGGTTAATTCCTTCTCTCCAGAAAGAGCTAGAAAAGTTAGACAGCTTAAGTCTTGATCAGATACATTTAACGATTTTAAGTGACAATGAACAGCTAGCTGAAACTTAACTATGCTCCAGAGGTCCATTCTCACGGTCTTTCGTACCTGATTTACTATAGCCATTACTTATCTTTTTTAAGGGTTCTAACTCTTGGAGGAGCATCTGTAGCAGCTTCTTCTTGCTCTTGAGATTCTTCTGGAGCAGGTGCCATAATTTGTGCTTGTCTCATACTAGCTACAAGTCTGCGTAAACGCTGCTCTTCTATGTCAGCCGTAAGAGTTTCATACTTTAACTGAACTTCTAGGAACTCAGATTGTTCCTTATAAGAATTAATAAGTTCAGTCTTTTTAGCAGCCATTTCTTCTGCTGTAAATTGTTGGTTTTCCATATCTAACTTATTTAGGTTTAGACAAATATAGATAAAAAGTTTAAACTTACAACATTTAAACAAAAAAAATACCCAGGTATTGCTACCCAGGTATTTAACCTAAATCATATTAACTACATGAGAATTAAGCGCGTTTGCCGTCTTCTTCTCTCTTAGCCTTTATGTATCCTGTTAACTCTGCAATGTTAGTACTCAATTGAGTCATATGCGTAGTAAGGTTATCCATCTTTAGATCAAGCTTCTCGTGAGCAGCTTTCTGATCTTCTTTAA